ATGCGATAAGTTGCTTGAGGTCGGCCTTGTGCTCCACGTCAACGGACTCAATTAACGCGCCTGTTATTTTAGTAATTCCAAAAGTGGAAGGCATAAATTTTTATTCGTAAAGGGTTCCAGTGATTTCGCTTGTGGAGAAGTCGTCGTTGCTCTGAGAGAACTTAGAACTTGTGATTGAGAGCGCAGAGAAATTGCCAGTTACAACCGTAGACAGTAACGCCTCTCCCTTGGTTTTAATGTTGACCGTAGTGGTACTGCGAGGTTTTGCAATAGCCTCTGCAACTTGTCCCGTTGCGTTTTTGATAGTTGCAACCTCCACGTCAATAGACTCCTCTGAGCTTTGAAGGTAGCCGCTGGGCGGTGTTAAACCAAATGTGGATGCGACGCCAAATGATGCCATAAAATTAGATAGGTGAAAAACCAACTATGTACTGCAAGGGAGTTTGCCAATGTCGCTCGGCGTGCGCGGAGTCGTCAGAAACTGCGACAATGCCGGCGAGTTGAACGACTGCGGAAGTAATTGCGATTGAGCGCATGAACGCATCTACCGACGCTACAAACTCAACGTGCGCCGCCGGCGTCGTGTCGTCTGCCTGCGAGCATGGAATGACGGTCAATTGCCCGCGCCCAAGTGGAGAGCCTACAACCGAATCTGAGCGGAGCTGTAACAGGATAGCCGGCGACGTAACGCGCTCATTGTCCTGCGGCTCGCCGACGTAGATGTCGGGAAACTCAAGCTTGAGCGCGTCTGCAATGGCTGCGGATAAAATGCCGCCAATCATCGAAACACGTCCTCCAAATAGATGCTCCACGCGGTTGGATGATCCGCCGTCCGCACAATACGGCGCTCAACGCCTCGGATCGTTAAGCGGTCGCCTTTTACGGGTGTTGGAAAGCCGCGTTTTTGCATATAAATTTCGCAGCTAATGTGCGTCTCAAACCCGCCAAAATTAAGCACTTCCGAGGTGTTGGTTTCGTTGATTAGGCCTTTGTAAGTCTGCCCAAGGTAGTCAAATTCCTCGCCCATGTAGTCCAAGGACTGAGCGAGTGCGTTGGCCGCAATGTCAAACCATGTCGCCATTAGTCGCGTTTACGTTTTGGCGTAAGTGCCGCAGGTTGCAACTTATTGCGTTTTTCGCGGTCGGGTTCAGCCAGGATAAAAAGCCGGATCAGTCCCGCGTCGTCGCAGGCCTTGTAAAGCTCGACTGCCTCGCCGTAATTATCCGAGGTCAGAATCACTTCGTTGTCGCGAGTGACTATTGTCAGTTTTGCGCTCATAATTGGGGATAGTTCAAAGGGGCGGAGGCGATTAAACCCCCGCCCCAGTTAAGATTACTGGGAGATGATACGGACGCCCATCTGCGAACGGCCCTTCTGGATCCCGTAAAGGACGCCGAAGCTGTAGACCAATTCCGCTGTGTTAACGTCGTAAAAGCGACGCATTTGCACAGGAAGGTTAAGCTGAGGGATCACCACGTCTGCAATGTCAGCGCCCATCTGCACAGCGCCGTCAGCATTAACGCTACGGGCGGCCATGAGCAACGCCGATTTGTGAAACGCAAAGCCTTGCAGGTACTCGCCATTTGCGTCGGCCAACGTGGACTCGTAGACGTCAAACCCAGCAACGCGGGGAATGAAGCCTTCGGTTTTTTCGCGGATGAAGCCGGGGAACTCAGCCGTGTTAAGCGATTTGAGCAAGCTCGCGAAATACGCGGGAGAGAGCAGCACAGCGCGGCCCTGCTGAGGAGCGCCCTGCACGTTAAGCTGTGCGCGAAGATCGGCGAGGTCGTTGCGGTCAAAATTCGCAGCGGTCGAAGTCAGCGGGGTGGCGTCAAAGTTTGTAGCCGTTACCAAGTTCCACAGTGCGCCAAATACGCTTGCACCAACGGCTTGCATTGCGGGTTGCACAAACAAATCGTTGAGGTTAATGGACGACTTAGAACGCTCCAAATCGTTGAACCCGTAAACAAACCCGGGGTAAGAATCCAGCGTAATGGTTTTGGATTCAGTTTCCACACCAGTGCGGGCGAACCCGTTGGCAAGATTCTGAGCGGTGACGTTGAGCGGGTAACGGGTCGTGATGGACGCTCCACGGTCAGCGATTTCGGAAGAAAAATCCGTTGTGATGCCGTTTAGCGGTGCGAACAAAGCTTTAAGCTCTGGAAGTGATTCCTGTGCGATTTGGGCAAGATTTACGCCTGCGATTGTGTTGGACATATAGTGTTAGTTTTGAGTGATTTAGCTACGGAGGGAGTCGCGGTGTTTCGCGTAAAATTCGTTGCGTGCTCCGACTGGAAGCGCCGCGTATTCGGCCCATAGTTCTTTGCTCGTTTTGGGCACCGCATCAGCGGCAACGATGGCCACTGGATCAACGCCTAAGCTGGCAACGATGGCGTTAGCTCTGGCAGCGGCGTCGAGTTCGGCTGCGGCTAAAGTGGCGAGCGTTGCGGTGTGCTCGGCGTTGAGATTTTGGAACGCCAGCACTGCGGCGCTTAAATCGGCCTGCGTTGCAGAAAGTTCGGCTAAAGCGGCAGTGTGCTCGGCTGTTAGCGCGTTAAATGCCTGCGCATCAACGCGTGCGGAGGTGAGCGCCTCTAGCGCTTCAGCGAGGGTATTTGGAAGCTCCATATACCAATGGGCTCCGCGTAAAGCAAAACGCCGCGCAAGCGTGGAACTTGGGCGGCGGCTAAGATTATTTGAAGGACATCAGCGCTAACCCACAAGCGCCAACAGTCGCGCGTAGGCTAGTTCTTCGGTGGCCACCTTGTCAATCAATTTGTTTGACAGTGCGCGACTTGCAAGAAACGCCTGCCCACGCATGGCCTCAGCGGGCACGTTGCGGTTGCGCAGGACGTTAGAGCGGAAAAGGTCGAAGTTGTCTTGGACGTACTCGGTTAGCGATGCGCGTTGAGCGGCAGTAAGTTCCGGCCCCATCATCGCGCCTTTTAGATCGCCCTCGGCGTTGGTAATCGGATCCCATTCCATGCCTTCCTCGGCCCACATAGCGGAGGTTGAAATCCACGGAATTATTGCGCCGATGCTGCCAACGGTCGCGCTCGGAGACGCCCATACTTCGCGGCAACTCACTGCGATGTTGTAAGCTGCCGAGCACGCAAGTCCGTCCGTGTAAGCGAGCGTAGGGATCTTGCGGCTTATGGCCTGCAGCGCGTCGGCCACTTCAGAATTACCATTGCAAGCGCCGCCGGGACTATCAATCTCAAGAAAAATGCCTCGGCAGCGCGCCTCCATAGCGGATTCAAGTTCGTCTTCAATGTCATCATAGTCCGTTGCCCCACAGATTTTTTCAATCGGGGAAATATCGCGTGCCAGCGTTCCGCAAATCTCAATGTGCGCGATGCCGTTGGCGTCAATGGTCATCTCCTTCCTAGGATTAACCATCATGCTCATGTCCGGCATCTCGTGGTAATCGCCGTTGATGCGCGACTTAAGGATGCGGTCGATGGCTGCAAATCCTGCGGCCGAAATAAACCACGGTTCGCCGTAAACTTTGGAAATAATGCGTGAAAAGCTCATGGCGTTGGTAGCATGTCAGGCGGTTGCCCGTTAGGTGTCAAAATTCCGAACACACTGCGAGGGAGGTTGCTACGCTCCATGCGCGCGCGGATGTTTAGTTCGTCCTGTTCAATGGCGTCGAGGTGCTCGTCAATGGTTAGCCCGCCCTCGCCGAGAATCTCGGACATTGAACGCATGCCAGCGCGATAGCCTTCGATAGCGTCGCGCGAGGCGTAGCCGCTGTCAGCGGTTAGGCGTGGCGGCGATGTAAAACGAAACTGATACGCGCCGCCCTTGTCCTTATCTGCGCCTTTGTAAGCCGGCAGCAAGCCCAACTCGACGGCCCGCGCCACCGCGAAAGCACAACGACGTTTGCATGCTTGTGAGAGGTATTGGTGGCGGTCGGAGGTAACTCGGTTGACCTGCTCTAGGACGATCCGCGCACTTGCGCCGCCCATTTTGTCGAGCCCCCAAACGTACTCTACCGGCCAGCCCATCGCGAGGCACGCCTGTTTGATGAGCCGCTCCTGCAAGCGGTCTTGCGCCTCGGACGGGATCTCAGATTTGAGCTGAGTAACGTTTTCGCCTGGTTGAAAATACTGTATAGTACCGCCCTGCATCTGCTCCATTCGGATGCCGGTCGGATTGATGGCAGCCTGCTCAGAGAGCGCATAGGCGGGGTCGCTAACGTCAGCGATGCCTGTTTGATTCGTCACGACTAGGCCGATCTTAGCAGCCATCTGTGAGGCTACTCGGATGTCGTTGCCGAGAGTCGCCAAACAGCGGAGGTCAAGGATTGCAGGCGCTAGAGCAGAGATGCCACGTGCTTGCCCAACCTCGCGCGGGTCGCGGGTTAGCTGCGCGGATGTGGAGGGAATGTCACGGTCTTGCTCGGGAGTCTTGCCGAGAACTCGGTAGGCAACGGCCCGACCGAGGCGCGAAAGGATAACGCCGTTGACCATCTCAAGGCCTGCGTAGGGCCCCTCAGTCAGCGGCCCGGTCATGAGATCGCGAACGCCCATCTGGTGCCATGGGATTTGTTGCAACTGCGGAAATCCCGTAGCCGTCGTGGTCAGAATTGTCAACATGTCCCCGTCGCGGTCGATGCCTACGGACTCCAGAAACAAACCATCCCACCAAGAAGAGCCGTCAACGTAACAAATCTGCATCCAATCGTTTAGCCAAGCCTCAGCGAGTTTTCCCCACTCCTTATCTGCGCCCGTGAATATCGGACGCATGGCCTTGCCAATGGTCAGAAACGCCCGTTGATCGATGGCCCCATTGACTACGCCGACGTTCCAATAAAGCTTTCGCGCTGCGCTTGTTAGCGTTCTCCACTCTCCGACGGGCAACTCTTGGTTGATCCCTTGCGTGTGATTCTGTTGGAACGGTTGCAGTCCCCACGCGCCGCCTTCCACAAGTCGTTGCCTGCGATATACATCGTACTCCGAGCGCACGCTTGGCACGGTCGGCTTGAAAAAGGTTTTGAGTCGTTGAAGGAAACTCATACAAATCGTGCGGTCGTCCGAGTGACAGGCGCGCAGATTCCGCGCTCCTTGTGCTCGATGGCGGTCTGCGCGTACATCTGAATATCGAGTGCGCTAAGTGTCGTGCCGATGCCAAAGGTGAACGAAGATCCGTTTACAGTTGAGCCGATCAGAACTCCTTGGCCTCCAACACTTAAATCAAAACGGCCATCGCGCAACTCGTAAAGCTCCTCGGTAGATCGGGAAAGGAACACTTTGAGAATGATACGAAAAACAGGCGTCACAATAATAGGCCCAGCGTAAAGTAAAAAGCGGGACGCAAGCCAATGACCTCTTGCGCCCCGCCCAAAAACCAAAACCAAAAACCACCAAGCCCGGAGACTACTCGGTTGCTGGCGGCGCGTCAACTACATCCTCGCTGAGGTCAGGCAGCGCGCCTAGCATCATTGCCAATACAACCTGCATCGCCTCGCAGTCCCACAGATGGTTTGGTCGGTGCGTTTTCGTCCAGCGTTTGCGGGTGCGCTTGGTAATTTTGTCCACCACGTCGCGCTTGCGTTCTGAGTTTAGATGTAGGAGGTACTCGCGAGGCACGTCATGAGGAAACTCCCAAGTCGGTGAGCCAATGGTGCGCAAGCGAGCCAGGACATCCTTAACCGGGTCGGATGCCCAATGAAAAAACAGGACCATTGCCGAGCGGCCCGTCTGCTTGGATTTGGTCGTGGGTGCTGGCACGTAGTCGGGTTTGGAATACAGCCGGCGAATTGTTCGGCCTTGTTTGTTTTTTGCCGAGAACCAATCTTCGCCACGGCCGATTAACGCCGTCCAGCCGTATTGCGCGCATCGGTCGTAAACCACGCCATGAAAACTATTGCCTGCGTCCATGCACGTTT